TATTAACTTCTTTTAACATCTTTTCACATGGGAACAATGGATTTAAACAATGCAGTTGTAGGAACTTTTAATACACAATCTTATTCTAATCCAACACAAAGCACAGATTTCTATTCGGGAACAATCACAGACACAGATGGAGTAACAATAACAGGGAGTTATTGGACAACAGAATGGGCAAAGTGGCATGGCTTTTATGATGATGTAGCCATCTTCTCTGCAATAATAGATGCTCTAGCGTGCTGGGCAGTTGGAAAAGGCTTTAAAGGAAAAGACGCAGAGAAATTAAAAAAGATTACAGGCTGGAAAAAAGACGATAGTAATTCTATTATTGATAATTTATTAAGAGTTTGTTTGATAGGCGGAGATTCACACGGGGAAATTGTGAAAGATAAAGCAGGAAGATTAACAAATCTAAAGCCGCTCAATCCTGGAACAATGAAACAATTTGTGAATACATCAGGAATTTTACAAAAATATGAACAGCAAAATAATCCGACTCCATTCGCAGTAAAAGATATTTTTCATTTATCCTGGAATAGATTAGCAGATGAAATTCATGGAAAACCAGAAGCTCACAGAGTTGAAGAAGATATAAAGAAAATAAAACAGCTGCAGGAAGATTTAGCAATTAGATTTCACAGAGTTATTCGCCCATTAAGATTATTTAAAGCAAACACAGACGACGCTGCAACTCTGACAGCAACAGAAGTAAAACTAAAAGCAGGATATAAAAATTGCGAAATAATAGTTATTCCAGATAAAACTTTAGAAGAAGCTCCAAGTAATCCAATACCATCAGCACAAGACGCATTAATTTATCTCGATTATCTAACAAGAAATTTAGTCAGCTCGTGCGGAGTGCCAGAGGTTATTTTAGGATGGAGTCAAAAATCAACTGAGGCTTCATCAAAGATAGTTTATTTAGCATTTCAGCAAAGAATAGAAAAGATACAAAGATTTTTAGAGGAGCAGATAAGATTACAATTAGGTTTGGAAATAGAGTTTGAATTTCCAGCAAGCTTAGAGGAACAAATGACAACTCCACCTGTAACAGGGGAATTAGGGAAAGAAACTCCAAAGGTAAGTTCGCCAGCGTCGGACTTAGGAAAGTCAAAGAAAATAAATAATGTAAGCAGCGATTAATGGTAAATCAATACACAAAAGCAAAAATGATTTCAGAAAAGAATAGGAAAGAGATACTTTGGAACATGATAAATTCTTTATTGGCAGGAGCATTAGTTTTATTGGGAGCATTAACAGATGGAAAAATTACATGGGCTGGGTTGGTACTAGCTCTGGTTGCAGCAGGAATTGTAGCAGTTTCTCAGTTTAAAGATTATTGGACGAAAGAGAAAAAAGAATATTGCACTCCTAAAATATTTAAATTCTTATAATCGCTCCGAAAAATTAAAGTTGTAGTGTTAATTTTCACGCTCCGATAAGTTAATAAAGAACAAAAATCTAAATTATATATGGCTGATGATGAAACAAAAAGTGCTGAGGTTGAGCAAAAAGTTGCTGAAGTTGTCGAGGAGAAAAAGGAAGAAACAAATCCAATCGAGGAAGCAAAGAAAATTCTTGAAGAAACTAAAAAAACTCTTTCACAAATAACAGACGAAAGAAAGAGAATTGAAAAAGCAACTGCGGAAATGCTGATTAATGGGAGAAGCTACGCAGGACAGACTCCGCCAAAGCCAGCAGAAGAAACGCCGAAAGAATATAAAGACAGAATAATGAGGGGGAAAATATGAAAATAGGAAAGAATAAAATTCCAAAGGATTTAGGACTTAAGGTTGAAACGCAAGAAGAATATCTGTGGAACAGTGTAAAACAAGAGGCGCTTTTATTGATTAAACAATCGAATAATAATTTAATAATACAGGAAGCAATACTGAAATTAGCAGATGAAAAAATAAAAGAAGCACAGAGTAAATAAGATGCATGCTGTTTTTATCCCTTATGGAAAGAGAGGCGAAGTCGAATTATTATTGCGCGACATGGAAGCGCAGAAGCATAAATTAATCATGCACAAAAAAGGGGAAAAAGATAAATCTATTTATATTCAAGGACAGGTTAGAAATCTCCCTATGGGAATTATTGAATATGTTTTTCCGAGAGAAGACAGAGATATTGTTCTGACTTCATTGAAATTTAATTTAGGAGATAGAAGAATGCCAGGATGGTTTCAAATGAAGATGCTGAGAAAAATTGCAGGTTGTTATCCAGCTCCAGATTTTAAAAAAGACAGGACTTATTTATGGATTACGGAACACGTTTTTATTATTCCTATTGGAATAAAAGATGATGAAGATTTGGTAGATGACAAAGAAGGGACTAAAGGTTGGACTCACGAGGCGATATGACATTATTATATTGTATTACAGGAGAAGAAATTATAATTTTTGAACTCGCTTATTTGGGATTTTTAGGAACTTTGGGCGTGTTTTTGAAGATTTATCAATTATTTTCTAAGCGTGCATTAAGGTAACCTTAGTGAAAAGATTTAAAAAGATGAGGTTATTGTATTCAGCATGACTAATGAAGCAGTCTTATATTTTGAAACAGAGCCAGCAATTCCTATGACATGTTCTAACACGACTGGCATTGAAAGAGGGACTATTCTTAAATTAGCAGACCCGCTGACAGTTTCTATTTGTTCAACCGCAACAGCAGAGATAGTTGCAGGCATTGCAGCAGAAGAAAAAATCGCAAGCGATGGCCATACTAAAGTCGGAGTTTATAGGCATGGAGTTTTCAAAGTAATTGCTTCTGGCTCAATAACAGCAGGGGACGCATTAGGAACTGTTGGAGATGGCTCAAATAATTATGTTTATTCTCTTAATGGACTTCAAAGCTCATCAATAGCCTTTTCTGGCTCAAGAGTTTTGGGTATTGCATTGGAAACTGCGGCAGATGAAGAAACATTTTTAATGGAATTAAATATTGGTTGCATAGTTGCATCTTCTTAAAATTAAAACATGGCAGACTCACACCAACAGGCAGACATCAGGGGAATTGATATTGATAAGCTGGCAAAGGGATTTGGCGATACAGAAATCAAACTCAAAAAATTCGTTACAGTAAGCTCAACTTCTGCAAGAGAAATAAGATGGTATCAAAAGACAAGCGGATTTATAACAGGGGTTACAACTACAGGAATTACCGCATCTCCGATAGCAAATGTTGCTTTTGGAGCAAGACCTTCTGTTGCTGAACAATCATGGACAAGGAATACTTCTTATGTAAGAAAATACTTTATTGAGTCTCCGGTAATTCCAGATGAGGACATCAAAGACTCTGACATAGATATTCTAGCAACAAATATAAGAGATTTGGTAAGAGCAGTTGGAAATCAAGTTGCAGCAAGAATATTTAGTGTTTTATCTTCGGGTTGGGCAATTGCAGCTATTCCTACTGTTGGAAATTTCAATGCTACTAGTGCAGCATGGGACACAGCTTCTTTCACAGGTGTTGATATTGTAGAAGATATAATGGAAGCAAAGATGAACTTAGAAGTAGATGGTTACGACTCAAACGGGGCAGTTCTTCTTGTTAATGCCTACGATTACAAGCAAATAATCACATGGTTAATTTCAAACAAGGGCTCAAGCATACCCTCTTTCTCATCTCAGAAAGTTGAAACAGGAGTTGTTACAGAACTTTTAGGATGTAAAGTTGTAACTGATGAAACTGTTACTGTATCAGCAGCACTGGTTTTTGTGCCACAGAGAGCATGCACATGGAAGGAATTTGTGCCAATAACAGCTGTTGCAGTAAGAGATGAAGGAATAGGAACAAAGATAAGAGTATGGGAAGAAGGAGAAGCTATTTTAACTGACCCTAATGCTGTTAATTTAATTTACGCTACAAGAACTGCCCAAGGGTAGATAGATTTTTATATTTTGATTTCTTAAAAAATTGATGGTAGTTGTTGGAACTGGAAGTCATGCAAGCAGATTTATAAAAAGAAATTGGCCTATAACCGAGGGTTTGGATGCAGGAACAACAAAGCAGGAAGGAACTCAAACCTTATTAATCCCCGAAAATTCTAATTTAACTGAAAAAGATAAAGTAGGACTTTATTAAAATGGATAAGACAGACAGACTTTTGAAATCTTTAACGCAAAGAATAGAATTGAAAACTCCGATAGCAACTGATATGTTTATTCCTAATCACTCAGGCGACCATTCAGCAGGGCATACAGGAACTCCGA